GGACGCTCGCCAGTTCGGCTGAACAGGGAAGTGAGGAACCTTACTCTGCGTGAAGAACAAGACAATAAGATCTGGCAGCAGATAAGGCTGTCTGAGTATCTTAACCAGTTGCCGGTTATGCAATATTGTATCGAAGATGTCGAGGCTGACGATATAATTGCTTACTTAGTCCAAAATAAAAGACTGCGCGATTACAATAAAATAATTATCTCTAGCGATAAGGATTTCTATCAGTTGTGTGACGACAAGACGGTCATATACAGGCCAACACAAAAAGAAGTCTTAAACAAGCATAGCATAGTTGAGCAGTTTGGTATACATCCGAACAATTTTGCTTTAGCTAGAGCAATAGCGGGAGATCCCTCTGATAACTTAAAAGGCATTCCAGGTGCTGGCCTAAAGACGATTTCTAAAAGATTTTCTTTTATGTGCGAAGAGAAGGACTACTTAATAGAAGATATAGTAGAACACTGTGAGAAGGTGGAAAAGCCACTTCTGGTTCACAAGAGAATACTTGAGAATGTAAGTAAAGTTAAAGAAAACTACAGGCTTATGCAACTCTACAGCCCTTCTCTTTCGCCAACAGTAAAATCACAGGTAAATTATATTTTAGACAATACCAAAGCGGAACTCAATTTAACCGAGTTTAGAAAGATGATGATAGCAGATGGATTCGGAGAATGGGACAATATTGATCTCATTATCGCCATGAGAAAAATAGTTGCTAGTTTAGACAAGTGAGTTATGTTAGATGGGACAGAAGGGGGGAAATATGAAACGCACCGATTTTAGTCATTTTGGTAAAAGTTTCCAAGAGGCGCTATGTCTGCTTATGTTAGAAGACAGGCCCTTTGCAGATCAGATTTTAGAAGTATTCGATATTACATTTTTAGAGCTAGGGTATCTTCGGCTCTTTGTATCGAAAATAATAGCTTATCGATTAAAGTATGGTGTTCATCCTACTAAGAAGATTATGAATACCATTATAAAGTCGGACCTAGAGAAAGAGAATGAGGCGATCCAAAAGCAAGTAAGAGATTATTTTGCTACGATCATGGTCTCTGAACATATTAAGGATTCGGAATTTATTAAAGACAAAGCACTTGAGTTTTGTAGAAAGCAGAAGCTGAAAGGCGCGATGCTTCAGTCTGTAGACCTCCTGCAAACATGTTCGTTTGATGAGATCTCAAAAATCATTAATGATGCGTTGGTCTTGGGAAGTGATTCTAACTTTGGCTACGACTATTTGGTTGATTTTGAGAAAAGGTTTGAACTTAAAGCCCGCAATCCTGTAACGACAGGGTGGGGTGAGATGGATAAAATATCTAAGAATGGCCTTGGACAAGGGGAACTAGGCGTTGTCGTGGCACCCACTGGGGCAGGAAAGTCTATGGTCCTAACTCACTTAGGAGCAGCGGCATTACTAAAGGGCGTAAATGTAATACACTACACCCTAGAACTTAGTGACACTACCATAGCGGGCAGATATGATAGCTGCATCACTGGGGTTCCCCTCGGTGACCTGTTCTCATTCAAGGAGTTGATCTATGAAAAAGTTGAGGATGTTAAGGGTAAACTTATTGTCAAAGAGTATCCGACTAAGTCAGCTTCAACCAGAACAATTAGGAATCACCTTGAGAAACTAATTAATCGAGGCATAGATCCGGGCCTTATTATAATTGACTACGGGGATCTTTTACGACCTGTTACAGTAAGAAAAGAGAAGCGTACAGAATTAGAGTCTATTTACGAAGAGATGCGAGCGTTAGCACAGGAATTTAAATGCCCAGTGTGGACTGCTTCGCAAACAAACCGATCTGGTCTTAACGCGGAGGTGATAACTATGGAGTCAATCTCAGAGGCCTTTAATAAGTGCTTTGTGGCAGATTTCATATTCACAGTCTCTAGGACCATGGAGGATAAGAATGCAAATTCAGGTAGAATATACGTGGCCAAAAACCGGAATGGGCCAGACGGCATCGTGTACCCTATCTTCATGGATACTAGTAATGTTAAGATTCGTGTCTTGCCACCTGGTGACGAAGAGCAAAACGAGCTTACAGCAAAGAGCCAATCGGACGTATTGAAAGAGAAATACCAAAAATTTAAGAAACAACAAAGGGAGAGTATTTAAAATGGAGATCGCCTCAAGAATATTGTCAGACATTACAGTCTATATGAAGTATGCCCGGTACCTGCCAGAGCAGTACCGTAGAGAGACATACGAAGAACTCGTTACGAGAAATATGGAAATGCATATTAGAAAATATCCCGACCTAAAGGAAGAAATCGAAAAGGCGTACCAGTTTGTATACGATAAGAAGGTTCTCCCTTCTATGCGTTCGATGCAGTTTGGGGGCAAACCAATTGAGGTTGCACCTAATAGAGTCTTCAACTGTGCATATTTGCCGGCTGATGACGTTAGAGCATTTGGAGAAATAATGTTTCTCCTGTTGGGGGGCACTGGTGTAGGGTACTCTGTACAGTCACACCATGTAGAAAAGCTGCCACAAATATTAAAACCTAACGGTAAGAGAACTTACCGTTTCTTAGTAGGAGATTCTATTGAGGGCTGGGCTGACGCCGTTAAGGCTCTTGTGATGTCCTATTTCCGTGGAACTTCAAAGTTACGGTTCGATTTTTCGGACATTAGGCCTAAGGGTAGTAGGCTGGTAACATCGGGTGGTAAAGCGCCCGGACCACAACCTCTCAAAGAATGTTTGGTTAAACTTGAAGGTATCCTGGAAGCAAAAGAGAATGGCGATAAGCTACGACCAATTGAAGTCCACGACATGATCTGCCATATAGCAGACGCAGTGCTGGCCGGTGGCATTCGACGTGCCGCTCTTATCTCCCTGTTCTCGGCTGACGATGATGAAATGATCGCTGCCAAGACAGGAAGTTGGTGGGAGAATAACCCGCAGAGAGGACGAGCCAATAATTCAATTGTGTTAATGCGCCATATTGTCACAGAAGATTTCTTTAAGGATCTCTGGGAGAGGGTCAGGGCGTCTGGTGCGGGTGAGCCAGGTTTTTATTTCACATATGATAAAGACTGGGGAACTAACCCATGCTGCGAGATTGCTCTGCGCCCCTTCCAGTTCTGTAACTTAACTGAAGTTAATGTGTCTAATGTTCAGGATCAAGGAGATCTAAATGACCGTGTCCGAGCGGCTACGTTTATCGGAACCCTCCAGGCCTCATATACTGATTTTCATTACTTAAGGCCTGTCTGGCAACGCACTACCGAGAAGGACGCCCTGATTGGAGTTTCAATGACTGGTATTGCGTCAGGTAAGGTTCTGGGTCTAGACACTTCTGAAGCAGCAAATGTAGTTAAAGAAGAAAATGCAAGGGTTGCCGATTTGATTGGTATTAACCCAGCAGCCAGAACGACCTGTATAAAACCTGCGGGGACCACCAGTCTTACGCTCGGGACATCCTCAGGCATACATGCTTGGCATGCACCCTACTATGTTCGAAGGGTTAGGGTTGGTAAAAATGAGGCCATTTATACTCACTTAAATGACTACCACCCTGGGTTAGTTGAAGATGAATATTTTCGTCCACATGATACCGCTGTGATTCAAGTGCCACAGAAGGCACCGGAGGGTTCTATATTGCGCTCGGAGAGTGCCTTAGAACTGCTTGAAAGAGTTAAGCGGTTCAGCACCAACTGGATTAAGAAGGGTCACCGTAAGGGCCAAAATACTCACAATGTCTCAGCCACAATTACGTTAAAAGAAGATGAGTGGGATCACGTTGGCGATTGGATGTGGGAGAACAGAAACTATTACAATGGTTTATCTGTATTACCTTATGATGGAGGCACCTACATACAGGCTCCTTTTGAGGACTGCACCCAAGAGGTATATGAACAGATGCTGAAAGACTTAGTTGATGTCGAACTCTCAGGCATCGTCGAGATGCAGGACGATACTGATTTGCAAGGAGAGTTGGCGTGTGCAGGCGGGGCCTGTGAGATAAAGTGACTTGACTTTATCTCGATTGCATGATAGTGGATTAAACAGAAACGGAGTGAGAGATGATTTTAAATCCTAAAAACAATTGGATCGAGGTAGAACTTTCTTTTGATAAGAAAGAAGAAAGTGAAAGCCTCATTGCCCTACCGGATGACTATCGGCCTATGGAGAGACCATATAAGGCTGTCTCGTTGAGTCGCGACCCACTAAAAGAATATAAATATGGCGATGTCCTCGTGGTGCCAAGTCACATTATTCGAGAAATTGAAGTTCGGGATAATAAGTTTTATCTTATTGAGAGAAGTCATGTTATGGCTGTTGTGGAGCCAGAATGAGTAGCGGTAATGACCCGAGACACAATCCACACACTTTAAATAAACAATTAAGGAGTATAGATGTATATGGAGACGGAATTGGCTGCGTTGACCTCGTTGACCACATGGGTGATGATCTCAC